CATCGCCTGTTTCAGATAGTTCAACATCTCTGTATACTCCTGCTACTTGTAGCTTGCGAATATCATTATACGACATTCTCACTACATGTGTAACCCTCTCCGCTGTTCTTAAATCACTAGCTGAATATGGAACAACCATATCCTCTGCTGGTACGAACTTGGAAACGGCTCTCTGCTTGGTTTCATCAAAATAAATCTTTTTAAATGTAGAACCAGTTAACGGCAAATAAAACAACATTTGATCCGTGTCTTGATCATACTCTTCCATGATTTCAGTAATCTGATAATTCATGAAATCTTCTACACGTTGTGCTTGTGCTTCTGTTTCTTGTGTTGGTGTCCCTAATATCTGTGTTTTTACTGGCCCACCACTTGGTAACATTTCTTTATAAGCTTGAGCTTGAAACTGTGTAACAGCTTCAGAAAGTAACGGGTGAGTTACACCACTCGCCCCCAAGAAAGGTTCACTTCGGTCTTCATAATTAATGCCCAGTAACCCTAGTCCCTTGGCAATGGCTTCTTCCCAATCTTCCCTTGATTCAACATCTTCACGGAATTTGGCTCGAATATCTGATGATAAGTCTCCCAAAACGTCATCGTCAAGAATCTCTGCAAGATTGGCGTCATGTCTATATTCTTCTGCTTCAACCTCTATTGCCTCTTCACCTATTAATTCAATTCCTTCAGGTAGATCATTTATAGTTTCTGGTAATTCAATTTGAAGACTGTCTTCTTCAGGCATCATTTGACCCCCCGCTCCCATTGATTCTTCTACCATACCCGCTATTTGTCTAGGTTCTATTGCCATTAGCCTGCCTTTCTAAATTTTTCAAAAAAGCCACCTTTGTTCATTCTAGGTATAGCTTCTTTTTTCTTTCCTAACAAGGGTCGTATGTCTAGTACTCTCATAGGGTCATTCCCTACTTTGTTTGAAATGGTTGCTTTATCTGCCGCAGATATAACTTGATTTTTAAGCACTGCACCTTTTCTAACATATTCTTTTAAAATTTCATCTAAGTTTTTACCAAAGACTGATTCAAACTCCCCAGATCCTTTTCTTTGTCTTCTTAAGGCATAATCGTTTCTAGATGGAAAAGCAATAAACTCTTTACCATTTTCAATAGCTTGCTCTATATTACTTCTAGCTAAAAACTGACTTGCTTTCTTTAAGTTAGGGAAAGGTGCATTTTTAAATAAAGGCTCTTTGCTTATAGGTACCTCCATTTCTTCAGCTTCATGCTTCATGGTTCTTATAAAAACATCTTGTTGTTTTTTGTCCGTAAGTTTCTTTCTTAATTCTTGAGAAAGCTTTACAAATTTTTTCTTATTGTACTCATTATCCAGTTTTGTTGTTAGGTTATCTATGTCTACTTGTTTAATTTTTATTTTATCATCTAAAAAAGCCATCTCTTCATCATAAGCATTTTTACCAAGTTTGGCTCTCATTATATTTAGACTATCCATGGAATTAATACTTGCATCAAATTCGATGTCTTCCATTATACGTCCTCTTGTATTCATTAAAGGTCTTCCTGTTTCAGGGTTAACTTTTTGTTTAGTTCCTGGAACACGAATAATGGTAGGATTTGTTATAGATTCAACTAAATCTGTAATAGCTTGTTGTTTATGCAACACTGGGTTCTTCGATAACTGAGGAGAAAAAGCAGGTATTTGTCTATTTTCTTTAATTGATCTTTCAACGAGTTCTTTTGCTAATTTATTTAAATCAAGACCAGTATCATCCATAGCCTCTGATACTGCAATATTTAAATCTGTTTTAGCTTTTATATACTCATCACTACCTTTTTCAGAGTTTAAAAGCCTATTTTTTAAATTTGTTATTGTATCGTTATCAAAATTTCTAGAAAAATTAGGATGGTTTCTTATTTTTTCTACAAATTCTGTTGTTAATTGTTGTGTCTCAAAATAGTTTTTAGCTTCTGATTTCATAGTGTTTGACACAAGTTGTTTATTATCTTTTCTCACCCCTTTTACTCTATCAAAGAAACCAAGATCCATGGTTGCTGTTTTCTTTTCGAGATCAATAATATTATTAGGTGTGCCATCTAATTGATTACGAGCTAGTTTAATTATAAAATCTTTACTCGCTCCACCTTTTTCTGTATCAACGAACATTTCGAAATAAGGATTGTCTGCTGCCTTTCCTCTTGCATCGTATACTGTAAAAGGAGAAGCTAAGTCTTCTGGTTCACCGATCTTCTTTCTTGACAAAAATCCAACAGCATTATCCGCCGCTAAACTTTGACCAATAGTTTCTTCTTTTACTATCTCATACTGATCAAGATCCTTATACAATTTTTCTTGTTCTGTACTTAATCTTTGTTGTTCGTCAATTATATTTTTTTTCTGTGCTTTAAAAGTAGAGAACCCTATATTGTTTTTCTTGTCTATTTCTGCAATCTCATCTATATACACACGATCTTCGTTTGTAAGAATATTTAAAAATTTAGGATTCTTTTTGGCATCATAAACTTGTTGTCCGTCTACAACTTCACCGCCTGCTTTCCCTCTTTGTAAATTACTTTGCATAGAACTAAAGGTTGTTTTTTCTTTATCTAATCGATCTTTTAAACTATTAAGCTTATCTCTTTCGGCTTCAAACTCTGAAGAGTTTTTGTAGTTATCTAGTCGATCTAATTCTTCTGCATTCAGTGTTCGACCTAATCTTTTTTCTTCATAAGATATGGAATTATATAGTTTCGCATCCAAATCCATAACTTCTTTTTGTAAGACATCCACTTTGTTTTTCTGTGATGTAACTCTTTCAGGTAAAGATAATAATGATTGATTTAAATCTTTGTTACCAGCTAAGTTCATTTGATGTTCTATCGCAATAACACCATCAGATAAACCGTCATTTAGTTTAGGATCTAGTTTTACATCTGCGTTTCTTATGTGACCAAAATAACCAGGGTTAAGAGTGCTTTCTCCATAATCATGAAAACCTTGAGGTAAATCTGTACTATCTAGACCTCTTAATTTTGTTGATAAGTATGTATCATTTAATAATTTATTTCCGGGTATTGGTTCCGTGGGATCATTAAAATGTATAATCTTATAATCAGTCGCCACTAGTTCTAAATTGTACGGTGTTTGTTGATTGTAATTAGCGATACCTATATCATAGTCTTCCATTATCTCAGCGGCTTTTTCGGAATCCATATTATCTGCCCAAGATGTATCTTTTCTCATTTCTTCAAATTCGTTTCTTGAGTAAACTCTTTTATTTATATTAGGCTTATAAGCTCTAGCCACTCTCAATAAATCATCTTGTGTAACGGGTTGACTTGATCCTTTGTCAACCTGTCTTTGTAAATATGCCAGTAACCCCGATTCTTGTGCCTCGGCAAATGTAGGTCTTTTACTCAAAATATTTATTGCATCTTGAGCACTGGTTCCCTCTTTAGGAAATGACATTCCACCCGGCTTGTTTGTGTTTTCTAAATCATACACTAATCGAGAATAAATACTTTTGTCCGCGGACAATGCACTTCCAAACGTAATTTCGTCTTTGTCTCTAATTTTTGTATCAATGTTTATTTTCTTTGGTTTTGGTTTAATACCTCCCGAACCACTACCCTCGGTCATTAAAATCTCACCCGTGGTTCGTGGAACATCGTCCATTTTTAAAATAATTCCCTCTGGTGTAACCATGCTTTGTCTCATCTTAGAAGCAAGATTCCCGGGAGTTTTTAAAGTGTTCACGATCCCCGATCCAGAGATAGGAACAACACTTCCACCAATCCTTGTTAAATTCTCAGCGAAACTACCAGTAGGTTTTATATCAAAAGCTTTTTGAAAAAATTCTGATCCAATACCTTGTTCAAGCATCTCACTAGGTTTTTTTGTTGTTTTATATAAATCATCAAGGGTTTGACCACCTGCAATCGGCAGATATTTAGCTACTAGTCCAGAGATATCGCCACCCGCTCCAAGGATATCGGTTCCCAGTAACCCTAAACCCCTTACCATATCTTCCTTGGCTTTGGTTCTAAGTGCCTGCTTTTCCTCTGGGGGCATAGGCGTTGGTAGAAGTCTGTCTTGACGTTCCATTAAGTAATCCTTGTTGTCTTCTTTTTATTAGGAAGCATTCTATCTGAAAATCGATTAGTAACAGTATAACCTTTAGTTACCCTTATTTTTTTAATCGGCTTTTTTTTCATTAGTAATATTCTCTTGCTCTTCTCGGATACCAGTTCTCTGGTATCTCTTCTCCTTTTAAATCAATAAACCCGCCTTGCCTAAAACGCATGACTGCCATTGTCATACTATCACAATAGTCATCATGATCGCCATTAGGAAATGAAGCTACCTCTTCTATCACATCATCGGCAAATTTTTCTCCTTCAGGATACCATACTTTACCCGATTCGAAAATAGGCGACACAATATGCATTCTCATAGTTTTATCAACACCACCACCACCTTTTCGTCTGCCAGGACTAAACGTAGTAACGGGAAGATTTAACAATCTTAGTTCATCAGCCAACGGTTGACCAGATGCCTTCGCCTCAATCAACATCAAATCTGGTTCCCAGTATTCGTTTTCTTCTAACGCAATCTCTTTTAACTCTGGGAAATTCCATCTACCCTTCTTCGCATCTAACATTATCAAATGTTGTTCACCATTCGGCTTAGGCTCAAATACCCCCCAAGTCGTAATAGCACTATAGTCAGCCGTCTCTTTTTTAGAATATGCCGTATCATAGCTCTGCACAATATAATCTAAATTAGGTATATCCTTATTACTCCAAGGTTGCCACCAATCTCTTTTGATCATGGCAACAGCTTCCGATGTCGGATTTTGTTGCCATTGTGCGTTCCACTTGACCGGGGACAGTGATGCCTTGACCTTTAATAGTTCTTCTACTTGCCAAAATTCAGGCCATAAAGGCTTATCACTAGGAAGTATAGCTGGGAATTCTATAACCTCCCATTGATCCGACATACTATCCATCGTCATATTCTGTACTAATCGCCCCGTCAGATCCTTCTTAGACCATCTGGTTTGCACAATGATGATGGTTCCCCCCGGTTGTAATCTCTGTCTCGGTCCAGATGTGTACCACTCATAAGTATTGTCATAAGCAACCGTGGACAGTGCATCTTGTTCCGAGTGCGGATCATCAATGATCAACAAATCGGCACCACGACCAGTCATTGCAGCACCCACCCCCGCAGCAAAATATTCCCCGCCTTGGCTAGTCTCCCAACGACCTGCCGCTTGGCTATCCTGTTTCAAGTCCGTCTTGGGAAAAACCTCTGCATATATGGGATCGGCAATGAGATCACGGACTTTCCTTCCGAATCTTACAGCAAGTTCCGTGTTCATGGTAGCCTGTATGATTTTTAATTTAGGATTACGGCCCAAGAACCACGAAGGCATTAAATATGAGGCTAATTCTGACTTCGAGTGTCTAGGTGGCATGTTGATTATCAAACGCTTCAAGTTACCCGATGCAATGTCCTCGAGCTTTTCGGCGATGATACGATGATGTCTGCCCTCTATAAATCCCTCATATACATGTTTAGCATAGGCAAGAAATTTAGTTTGAGCTAATTCTCTGGTTTCAAGTCGTCTCTTCTGTTCTTCCAGTAACAGAACTTCTTGTAACACTTCTTTAGGTAATACATCTAGGTTCATGCCCAAACAATAATATATTTCAATGAATTTATCAATCATTGTAATTATTAGTGTGTAAGTTACCCTTGCCCCCGTGTTTTAGGGGGTGGCCCCTCTTGCAATACTAAAGTTATTTCCCGTTTCGTTGGAGTAACCCCTAAGCTTAAAACAAAAGACTCGCAAGCTCGCTTTTGTTTTGTCAAATTTTTTGAGGGTTGCAATGCATGGAGTGCATGTCCGTTATGCAGTAATGTAGAACTTTCTGCTTCACTTATGGGAAGACCTGGGATACACTATTTTTATAACAACAACCAAGGAGGACAATTATGTCTAATATTCAAGATGCAATTGAAAGAGAAATTGCAGACCAAATCGAAACTCGTATCGATGATGCGATTTATGAGAACACAGATGTTCAACAACTAAAGTCAGATGTTGAAGAGCTAAGTAATGCTTTAGACA